TACAAAACCAATAAAGAAACCAAAGTATATTTTAGGAAGTTATTTACATTATAATAATTAGAAAGGAAAAGATTATGGATCCAGTAACAGCAATATATATTATTTTTGGCACCCTATGGATAATAGGTGTAATTGAAGGTTAGAAGTGAATGGTTTTGAAGTATATAAAATCTATCTGGCAGTTAAACTCCACTTCACTAGTAAAGGAAAGACTTATGACTTTCATAAGTACGGTGGGAGAACAACTGCAAGATTGGAAACATTTACTAAGCGAAGGGATAGGTATTATTTTCATAGGCTTTCTAAATCTTATAACCATAGCAGCCTTGTTGATTACTTCGTTAGTAATTTTGTTACTAATACTAATATATGGATTGGTGACATCATTGGCAGAACTGGTGATGATACTTATAAGACCTGGCAAAAGAAAATAGAATCTTTAGCATATTATTATGCAGAAGATGTTGATTATATTATAGAACAAATGACAACAAAGAAATTACATTTTGATGATATATTTACTTCGGTAAATGGACAACACCCACCAATAGTGAAATATTTTCTATCAAAGAGAATCAATTTAGAAACATTTATGATATTAGATGATATTCTACAATTTTCAAAACATTTAAACGAAAAGATACAAGAAAAGGTCTTGTGGCCGAAACTCTATGATAGAATGATTCGGTATAAACCATTTTTAACTTACAATACTACTAAATTAAAGATGGTATTAAAGAAGAAACTAAAGGAGGTGTAGTATGAGTGATGAAGCAGGAAGATATACAGCAGAACATACTGTAATGGATGCCAATTTAGAGATAAGAGAATTAAAACACTTATTGGTAGTAAAAGATAAGAAGATAAAAGAATTGGAACAAAAAATTGAAAAATTAAAAGGTCCGAATCCATATGATGATGTTGATTATGGTGTTGCTGATGAATCGGAAGATGAATTTACCGAACAATTATCTTTTACATATAATCAGGAATAATGCTTGACTTTAACACCAGTTTTTGTTATAATAGATACAATGCAACAAAAAACTTATAACTTTTTGTTTATAGTGCAAGGAAGAGGCTTTTACCAGAGGGTCGAACTTGACTATCTACGGGTTGTGCCGAGGCTAGTTGTGGAAAACACAAAGAGTCACATTACCGACAGGTAGAGGTAGGTTGCTGGGGTTATAGATAATGGTATCTAGGTCTCTAGTTTGTGGGTAAATCATAGTCCCACCTATTCTGCATTACTTATAAATACTTAATATATTATGCACATTGTGGATAAGGAAAAATACAAATACAATCATACGGAGATATAAAAATATGAATACGAGTATAGCAGCGTTAAAACGCTCAAAATCAAACCTAGATGTTCTTGTTCAAGAACTCTCAAAAGTAGCACCACCAAGAGAAAGACAATCCTTTGCCGATGATAGATTCTGGAAACCAGAACTAGATAAATCAGGTAATGGGTATGCAGTTTTTCGATTTTTACCAGCAGTTCAAGACGAAGATTTGCCGTGGGCAAGACTATGGTCCCACGCATTTCAAGGACCTGGTGGTTGGTTAATTGAAAACAGTTTGACAACTCTCAACAAGAAGTGCCCCATTAGTGAAGCAAACAGTTTACTATGGAATTCTGGCGTTGAGGCAGACAAAGATATTGCTCGTAAGAGAAAACGCAAGTTATCTTACTATGCAAATATTCTTATTGTTAGTGATTCAAAACATCCTGAAAATGAAGGTCAAGTTAAGTTATATAGATTCGGTAAGAAAATCTTTGATAAGATTACCGAGGCGATGAAACCTGAATTTGAAGATGAAACACCAATCAATCCATTTGACTTTTGGGAAGGTGCAAACTTTAAACTGAAAATCAGAAAGGTTGATGGTTACTGGAATTACGACAAGTCAGAATTTGAAGGTCCGTCTCCAGTCTTTGACAATGACGAGGCCATTGAAGAATTATGGAATAAACAATTTCCATTAAAACCATTTCTAGCAGACGAAAACTTTAAATCATATGATGAATTAAAAGCAAAGCTTGACAAAGTTCTTTCTGGCGTAAGGAATACTGGTACTGCTGAAGATGTTGCTGTCCCACCGGCAACACCGACAAATGTATCAAATGTAGCAGAAACGGTAAGTGCGCCGTCTACTCCAACAACTGAAACTGATAATGATTCAGACGAAACTTTGAGTTATTTCAGTAAGTTAGCAGAGGAAGACGAGTAATCTCTCCACCTGTTTTTACTATAAAAGGGTTAGAAACTCGTTTTCTAACCCTTTCTTTGTCTAAATATTACTACAATATTATGAGATGGAGTTTGAGATATCAAATCTTTTCAACATTAAAGGAGATAATTTATGTGGGAAAAAATAACGGATGTGATAGGTAAAGTTACAACTATAGCCGTACAACTAATCGGTTTATCAGTTGCATTAGAGATAGTCTTTGGTGCAAATGTACCATTTCTATCTTTAGGTGTTATTAGTAACATCTCTAGCTTAGTAGCAACATTAGGCAACGAAGGTCTAGTCGGACTAGTTGTAGTTGCAATCCTATGGTCACTTTGGAAGAAGGACTAATACGCATTTAATTAGATAATAAACACAAGAGGGGACGCAAGTCCCCTTTTTTATGGCACAAATTCTTATAAATAGTAGTATGAAAACATTATTAAAAATGCTGATGTTTGCATTGATGGTTTTTAGTACTATGACCACAGCAGGTGAGTTGACCTTTGGATTTAAGAATCCATCTTTTAGCGGCACAGGCTATTCTAGTCATGTACTATCAATCGAACAGCTGCAATTTCAAAGAGAACAGGGAGTAATAGACGACAAAACGGCGGCAGAAAAGGCAGCTGCTAGAGCGGCTGCAAATACAACGCTCTCAAAGTTTGTAACGAATGTTGAAAGTCGTATATTTGCAAACTTATCTAAACAGATGGTTGATAATATGTTTGGTACTAATTGTACTCCTGCTGACCCTGAGGCTGAGGCTGCAGCTGCAGATGAAGATAAAGAATGTCCGCTTAAAGGTTTAGCAACTTTGCCTGATGGCTCAACAGTCTATTGGGAAAAGGATGAAGATTTGGACACAATTACATTAACTGTTACTGATGCTACTGGAACTGTAACACAATTGATTGTACCAGTAGGTGATTTTAAATTTTAAAAGGTGATTAATATGGAATATTTAGCAGTGGCTTTATTATCGTGCCTGGTTGGTGCCTGTTCTGTTAATCAAAAGACAGAAGCAATACAAGGTGATATGCCGTTTATAGAAGGCACACCAACTAAGACATTATTACAAGAAATACCAAAGTTGATAAATGTACCAACAGATGGTGATGGCAATCCAGTAAAGATTACAGTTGCTGTTTATAAGTTTCCTGATGTTACAGGACAGAGAAAACAAGTTGGGTTATCGACAGCAGTTTCACAAGGGGCTGATGTTTGGGTTATACAGGCGTTAATGGCAGTTAGTGGTGGTGATTGGTTTACAGTTGTCGAAAGAGCGAGTTTAGATAATGTAGTTAAAGAACGACAACTAATAAGAAGTACAAGAGAACTATATGATGGTGCGACTGGAGTAGATTCATTACAACCTATGCTATTTGCTGGTCTAATACTAGAAGGTGGTATTGTTGGTTATGACACGAATACGACAAGTGGTGGCGCTGGTATGAGATATTTTGGTCTGGGTGTAGGAGAAGAATACAGAACAGACCAAGTAACAGTTTCATTAAGACTTGTTGGAGTACAGACAGGAGAGATTTTATTAACTGTACAAGTAACAAAAACAATTGCAAGTACTAGTAATGGTGCTGATGTATTTAGATTTTTAGATTTGGGTACAAGAGCATTAGAGATAGAATCTGGTAATGCAGCTAACGAACCGGTTAACTATGCGATTCGTACTGCGATTGAATATGCAGTCTTGCAAATGGTATATGAAGGTAAAGAATTGGGACTATGGGAGTGGGAACTACCAATAGTTGCAGAAAATATAAATATAATAGCCAACTCTGATATACCGCTTGATGAGTGGGCAAAACATCCAATTTCGGAGAAACAAGGAGAGTAACTTGAGATTATTAACTTTCTTTATTATGTTCCTGATGAGTATGTCAGCGATGGCAACAAACAAGATTTATGTAACACAAGCTGGTGCTTCATTAGTATTTGATGTGTTACAAGACGGCGATGGCAATATGATTGGCAATAGCACAACTGCATCTACCGCCAGCGGTTCAGCAACGAACTTTAATATCGACCAGGTGGGCGATAGTAATATAATCACTTTTGATATTCATGGTGATAGTTTTACTGGTGTGTGGAGTACAACAGGCAACAGTAACAATATTGACTT